TAGCCAATTTATTAAATTTTTCTGCAATAATTTTATGATGGTACCCTTCTACAAATTCAGGCCACATGTGTTTTACAAATTCTAAAAAATCATCTTTGACTAGAGACTCCTTTTCTCTTTGATGGAGTTTTATCTTAGAAAGTAAATATTCTCTTTCGTTTTCCGGGTTCTCAAAATTTTTTATAATATTTTTTTTCGACTTCTTCATATATTGAGTCACGATTTTAGCCTCTCTGACTGTATCGATCCTTGACTTTACTCTAATGTTAGGATCCCTTTTACAATAATATCGTAATTAACTAATTTAATCAATACTATTTCATAATTGTATTGGTACCTCTATTATAATGTACTTCGTACTCTTATCTTTAAATAAATAGTATGCCCATAGGCATACTTTATGGGGCGAAATTTCAGGCAAAAAAAATCAGGCGACACGCAAAGTGTCGCCTGAAAATTTAATTAAGAACCGATTATTTTTTCTGTGATTTTATCAGGACAATGTTTTCTCTCTATTATGTTTTCAAGATTATCATACGCCCAATTATGAAAACAAGAAGTCGTACAGAAGTATTGATATATCCCATTAGGCGAGTATGCCTTTCTTGATTGATACGCATTTGCTTTCTTGTTCCATTGATCTTTAGTTCTCTTTGTCCAACAAGTAGGATTTTGACATATATTTTTTACCATTTTATTTTATCCAACTTTTCTTGTCGTTTCATTTCTCGTCTATGTATTTTTATCGCCTCAATGACAATCAAGGCGAAAGCACCGAGAAACAATATCTTTAGTTCTTGGGGCATTTGTAAGATTAATTCTATCATTAGCAATCCCCACAATAGTTATCGTTAAATTTATTACGATAATCAGTTTTTAAGATTGTATCGCAAGAAAGACATTTATAACCTTTCTTTTTTTCTCTCTCAATTTTTTCTTTCTCTTTCTTATTAACCTCTAAAGGTGTCCGAGAAAGATTTGTTATTGATACGATATTACTTAAATTGAAAGACCTAAAATTTTCAGCTTGTGTGTCCCAATAAACTAAAATGTTTTTAGACACTAAAAACTTTGACCCCTCTCTAAAATCGCCATAACGATTATAGTAATCATTTTGATTTACAAAACCATTATGGGTTTTAGGTTTTACAACAATCGCAATTTTGTCATTTCTTTTAAACAACATCAACGACCTCTCTTTCTTTCTCTAGTTTTTCTACCTGTTGTCTTAATCTTATTAATTCTTTTAATAAGATTAAATTATTATCTGCATTAGATTTTACTAATCTAATCAAGTTTTGCATATCTTCTTTATTCATTTTTTTCCTTTCTGTTATGGGGCAACCTTATATTAAGATTGCCCCTATTTCAACCTAGTTCATAACGCTAGATTGTTGTTCTTGATACAAGGCGATTTTTTCCTCTCTTGTTGGTTTCGCCTTTCTTCTTTCTGCTATCCTACTAGCGACATTTTCAGGACTATATAAAGTTATTCCCGTTGAGTTAGATCTGATAATTTGACTTTCTTCAAGTCGCACATCAATATCTAATGCCTCAAAAGTTTTATTCGCTAGTTCTATTCCCTCATCAAGATTTCTTATAAGTTTTAAAGAGGCTTTGATGTCTTTCATATCCTCTCTAATTCCTCGTTGCCACTCTTGATGATACTTAACTAAATTAGATTTCATTTGTATAAACTCGTTCATACGTTGAAATTCTTCTTTAGTACAAGCAATCGCCCTAGAACGACAATAGGAAATACCTATAACATCACACGCAAAACTATCATTAAAGTTATTTTCAACTTCTTTGATAAACTTTTTATTTGCGTCCACGTGTTTTGTCCAATGGGGGTTGTTGTGATTGTCCTCTTGCTCAATGTTTATATCAGGATTGAGATTTTTTTCTATCATCTCATCACGATAATAAGCATAAGCAAAGTTGTCTTGGTTGTCATACTCACTACCATTAAGATTACCTCGCAACTTAAAATCAAAATGTTTTTTGACTTCGTTATTATTGTAATCATCTTCGCTCATATCATTATCTGTATAAGCAAAGTAATAGCAACTATCTTTCGCAACAACATCACAAGGCGAACCATAAAGATTTTTAAAGTGATTTAACGTATCACAATGTTCTTTAGGATATGACCTTTTGACAATCGCTTTTGCCTCATCAAAAAATTTTGGATATTGTTCTTTGACGAGTTCTAGGTGTTGTAGATAAGCCTCTCGTTTTGAGTTTAGCTTATCGTGATCTAACGCATTTCGGACTTGATTTGATATCTTTGTCCGATACTCGTTATTCATTTTCACTCTAGCCATTTTTACCTTTCCTTTCTGCAAATCGTTAAGTGATTTGCATTATTCTTGTATCATATCTTGTAATAAAATAAAATATGATTATATGGGATATTGTGAGTTATTTTAGGGACTTAAATGTTTAAAACTTATAGGTCGTGATCTATAATATAGATACGAGATTAGGGTTGCAAACCGAAATCGTCGCCTACATACCCAATAATTCACGCCTTTCTGAATAAACCTAGTTTAGATTTATTCTAAACTAGGTTTTATTTTTATTATTTATGTTTAGACCACAGGCACAAGCAGAAACACACAGCAAGCATACGGAGCTCCTGTGTCTTTCATCTCAATAAACTAATGAAAAAAACTAATTCACAAGCAGAAACACACAGCAACCAGGCAGGACCACCACGTGATTTTCACCGATACACGCAGAAACACACAGCAGACCAGGTGGACCACCACGTAGCTTTCACCGAAGCGTCAGAGGTGTTGCAATTTTGCAACACTTATTTTTTTTATTTATATATAGACTACAAGCACAAGCACACAGCAGACCAGGGAGCTTGCTACGTGGCTCACGTCTAAATTTATTTTTTTTTATTTATTTTTAGACTACAAGCACAGGCGAGCGCCACGCCGGAAGCCTGGCGCATTATAAAATTTTTTACTTGACTTCCTGGAATATCCTATATATAAGAAAAAAGGACTAGGGATTAAACTGATGGAAGAACCCGCAGTGGAATCAGCTCTGACCCTAGTCCTTAATGAAAGGATAATTAATGTTAAAAAAACAAGCTCACAAAATAACAGGCGGCCTTAGCAAGCCATCGAAGATGCCAGGCCCGGCGTTCAACTTGCCCGCGTCGCGTTGCATTACAGGGGCTAAGCTAGTCAAGATCCCAGGTAGCGTGTGCCATGGTTGTTATGCTTTAAAGGGTCGATATAGATTTCCAAATGTACAGAACGCACTAGAGCGAAGGCGGCAGGCGTTAAGCTCACCGCAATGGGTTGATGCCATGACGGTCTTGGTCCAGGGCCATGAATTTTTTAGATGGCATGACAGTGGAGACCTTCAGAGCCTGGAACACCTTCAAAAAATTTTTGAAGTATGCAGGCGCACGCCATCAACAAAGCATTGGCTGCCGACTCGTGAGGCGCAAATTTTGAAACAGATCACGCCTGACCAGGTCCCAGATAATTTAATAATTAGATTTTCTTCACATATGATCGACCAGGACCCAGTAAGCTTTTGGCCTCATACTTCAACTGTCGTAACCAAACAAAAAAGGACTTGCCCTGCACCTGAACAGGCCAACGCTTGCGGCAGCTGTCGAGCTTGTTGGAATCGAGATATTAAAAACATAGCTTACGGCAAGCACTAAAGACCCAGGCAGCTTGCTACATGATTCACGCAGAAATTTTTTTTATTTTTATTTTTAGACCTCAGGCACAGGCACAAACTCTCTTAGACTACAGGCACAGGCATCAAGCGAACCGAGAACCAACGGTTCGAGGTTCAAGCCCAAGCGGAAAAGTTCCTCTATTCTAGATCCAGGATACAGGCGATATTGTTTTAGATGTATACAATGCACAAGCACAAAGGAGCCAGGACCACGGCTCAGGTGCCAGGCCACTTGATGTGGGCTCAGGGCTACTTTGTTGCGTTTTGTTACTTTCAATTCTAATGTGAAAAAAAACTTTTTAGGGTGGAACCCAAGAAGGTCAGGAGTGCCCAATGAAGCCCAATTTTCAAGCCTCGTCCACTGAAAGTCTTTGGTAATTTTTTTGAGATCTGCGTATAATTTTGACTCCGGTCGTGCCATCTTTTTCGACGTAACACAACCGAAGACATTTGGCTAGAAATTTATTTAATATTTACAACTTTATCTTGTTTTTCTTCTGCTTGTTCTGTCATAAGATAGTTGTAAGCATCGTGAGTATCTATCAAAATATGATAAGATTTACTCTCGCCTGAATCTAACATTTCAAGTGCTACTTTGAATTTAACAGCATCGTCTAAAGTTTTTGCTGTTTTCTCAATAGATATCATATCGTTAGATTTGTACAATTTAGTTCTTTTAATAACTATGTATTCCATTTTTATACCTCCTTTCTATATAAATATTTTACATCGCCTGGATTTTTTTCATCCAAGCCTCTTATTGCATGTCTTAATTTAGGTATATTTACCTCTGCATTAAGAATATCTGCAATCCAGGAATCAGAATCGCTATGATCAAAAGTGTCTGTAAATTTAGCAACTTGTTGTACTGTTACAGGATAATGTGATTGTTCTAAATCATCTATTAATCCACTTAGATTCCAAAGTTTTTTCTTAACTGATTTGGTTGCTTTCAATCTTTCTTTTAAAGATTTATACTCATCTGTTTTATAGGCAGGTTTCCAACCTGTGCCTGTATCGGCAAGTGCATCTTCTAATTCATCTATGTGATGTTGTACTGCAATCTCAATACAATTAAGTTCTGCACCTGTAAGTTTGATTTTATTTTTCATAATATATCCTTTCTACCTCACAATATAAGGGATAATATTATGTTGTCAACTATAAAACTTTAATTATTTTACCCATATTTTCAGTGGGTTTTTTGCAGGTCAATACCAGGCGATGTGTTTCTTTAGAACCTAATATTCTATTCTCTAAAAGCTTTGCACCTGTGATGTCATACATTTCGCCATTAGGTAATTCAATTTGAACTCTAGCACCCTGGCATGTTGGAGATTTAAAGAACTTATCTAACCCTGATCTAAATGTTTTTCCGTCTATCATTTATTCTTTTTTTGTCGACCCATATACCAATCGCCAGGCTCATAATTCCAACGCTTGCCGTGGTGACCACGCACGTCGGCGTACCACATTCTAAGTCTAACTATTAATTTTTTTATTATCATTTCTATATTGATATATACATTATATCCTATATAATACAAGTCTATGGGTGTTCCAAGTAGATTAACAGAAATGCAGATGAAATTCTGTGAGATATTAGTTTTCGGTGGCAAAGACGGACCAGTGACAGGTACGGAAGCTGCAATACAAGCGGGCTATAGCGCAGACCGAGCTAGATTCACAGCATCAGAACTTCAGAACATTAAAAAATCTCCAAAGGTAGTAGCTTACCTAACAGAACTCAGAAGAGAAAAACTTAATAAGTTTGAAGTCAACTATGAGAATCACATAGCAAGACTCGGAAATTTAGGTCTTAAATCTGAAAAGAGAGGCAACATGCAAGCAGCAATTAGGGCTGAAGAGTTGCGTGGTAAAGCTTCTGATTTATATATTAACAGAACTGAAATGCGTACAGGTAAACTTGATGATCTTCCAACTGAAGAATTAAGAGAACGAATTAAAATAATTGAAGCTGAAGAAATACAACTTAAAAAAGCAAAAAAAGAATTGAACGCACCACTTAAAGCTTTGTCATCTTCTTTACCCACTGACGAGGAATCATCGTCCGATCCCCAAAAGTAATACCATCATCATCTTTATCATAAGACGCAAATAGTTTTACTGACTTATCA